CTTCGCTCATGCCGAAGCCATTGCAGAGCACTACCGGGACTTCCTGGAATTTGCAGAAGACGGGATGGCCTTCTTAGGCTTCCCGCTTACGCCCATGCAGGGCGACATAGCAGAGTACATGGAACGCGGCCCGAGGCTTCGTATGGTGATGGCACAGCGAGGTGAGGCGAAGTCCACTCTAGCTGCGCTGTATTCCGTATGGCGCATTATCCAACGCCCTGCCACCCGCATCCTTGTTGTATCGGGTGGTGAAATGCAAGCGTCGGAAGTTGCAACCCTGATCATTCGTCTAATCACTTCGTGGGACATCCTTGAGTACCTACGCCCTGACAAGAGCATGGGCGACAGGTCATCCATCGAAGCATTCGACGTGCACTACGTTTTAAAGGGCCTGGACAAATCCCCGTCCGTGGCCTGCGTCGGTATCACTGCGAACTTACAAGGTAAGCGTGCCGACCTGCTGTTGGCTGATGACATCGAGACCGCCAAGAACGGTCTCACTGTCGTACAGCGCGGCCAGCTCCTGCACCTGTCTAAAGACTTCTCATCGATCTGCACGCACGGCGACATCCTGTATCTGGGTACGCCACAGACGAAGGACTCCATCTATAACACACTGCCGTCCCGAGGTTTCGATGTCCGTATCTGGCCTGGGCGGTTCCCTACCCCTGAAGAACAGGAGAAGTATGGCGCACGACTGGCACCGTTCCTTGCTGAACGCATTAAGGCAGACCCCACCATCATGTGTGGAGGCGGCATCGCAGGGGACCGTGGGCAACCAGCCGACCCCTTCAGGTACAACGAAGCAGCGCTCTGTGACAAAGAACTCGACCAAGGCCCCGAGGGATTTCAGCTTCAATACATGCTTGACACGTCCCTCTCTGACGCCGCCCGTCAGCAACTGCGACTGCACGACTTGCTCGTGGCTAACTACGACTGGGAGCGCCTCCCAGAGGTAAGTGTGTACCAGGCGGCGCAGAAGTATCAAGTAGACCTGCCCGCCGAGTTCCACATCCCGATGCAGAAGATGTATCACCCGGTCCCTATGGACTGTCAGTTCGTCGTGCCGCCCGAACCGCCGATGATGTTCATCGATCCGGCTGGCGGTGGTGTTGATGAGCTGGCGTGGGGTGTAACGTGGGCCATAGGCCCGTACATCCATCTGCTGGATGTGCAGGGCTGGCGTGGCGGCATTGGTGCCGACAACGTTGAGCGCATCATCGCATGCGTGCTGAAGTACAAGATCATTGCCATCCGCGCCGAGTCCAACATGGGCCATGGCCTGTTCGAGATTAACCTGCGCGGTGAACTTGAGAAGGCAGCGGCTGACATGTCTCGTCCCATCCAAGAGCGCGAGCACTTGAAGAAGGTGGGCGTCACTGGCGAGTACAGCACCGGGCAGAAGGAGAAGCGCATCATCGACAGCATGGTCTCGGCCATGCAGCGTCACCGCATCATCGTGCACAAGCAGGTGTTCGACTCGGACATCACTTGCGGCCGGCAGCACACACCGGAGAAGCGCAAAGAGTACAGCGTGTTCTACCAGATGAGCAACATCACTACAGATCGAAACTCACTCACGCATGACGATAGGCTCGAAGCTGCGGCTGGTGCCATTCGTCTGTGGAAGAACATCCTGGTTCAAGATGAAGACAAGGCAGCCAAGGACCGCTTGATTGCGGAAGCCCGTGGCTTCATGGACGACCCTATGGGGTACGGCCACCGTAACCCCAACCGAAATCGCGCACGCGGTACCATGCGCATCGTTAATAGGCGATAGGAGTAATCGTGGAATTCAAGCAGACGCTCGTGCAAGAGGCACTGAAGTCCTCACCTCCAGTCACCATCGTTGGTGCCCAGTTCCTGGGTATGCCAATGAATGACTGGGTATTAGTACTCACCCTCGTGTACTTGAGTCTGCAGATTCTCTTTCTGCTTCGAGACAAGGTGTGGTACAAGAACGACCGGAGGAAGACATAATGGACGACTCTCGCCGCAGACTAGTTGCAGCCCTACTTGTGGCTGCTGGCATCACTGGGGCAGTGCCGTTCATCAAGCCCCATGAAGGAGAACGCCGCGCTGTGTACGACGATGCATTGGGCAACCCCACTGTATGCTTCGGACACACCGGCCCTGATGTACAGTTCGGCCAGGCCAAGCGCTCGGCGCAGGACTGCAGTGATTATCTAAACGAGGACATCCTGACCGCATGGCAGACTATCGAGCGCTGCGCCGGCCCCAGTACGTACAAGCTGACGCACAACCAACGCGTTGCGTTCGTGTCGTTCACCCTGAACGTGGGGCCTGGTGGTAAAGGGGTCAAGGATGGGTTTTGTAGGTTGAAGTCGGGGAATGAACCGACTATCCTCCGCAAGATTAAGGCCGGGGATTACACTGGCGCTTGTTTAGGATTGCTGGACTGGACTAACCCGAAGCACCTACGCGGCCTATTGATTCGCCGCCAGAAGGAGGCAGAGTTATGCTTAAAGCCCTAGTCATTACCTTCGCCATGGCTGCAGCGTTATTCGCTGTGCAATGGCACCACACTGCTGTGAACCTCGCTCTGTCTGAATTCACCCAGGCCGCCATGGTACTGCAGATCGATGAACTCAAGGCGAACCAATGCGACTACAAATCAAAGTTGCCATCGCGGCTGTAATGGCCGTCCTGGCCGTTTCTTTTGGGGTGTGGGTGCATTCCCTCACCTCGGAGAACAAACGCCTCACAGAGGCCAATGCGGCCCTCCAAACGGAAGTGCAGGCGGCCAGAGACTTACGGCTCGTGGATCAGAAGGTGGCGAAGTTGTACGCCGACCGGAACGCGGCCCTCACGAAATCGAAAGCGAGTGCGAATGCAAAGCTTACTGAAGCACGGGCTGCGAATGCCGCGTGGAGCGATTCTGCCGTGCCTCCTGGCGTTGCTGATGCTCTCGGGGTGCCAAGCCCTACCCCACCAAAATAAAACGCCTGTACAGCCCCCTGTGCAGTACCTGCAGGATTGCCCGGAGCCGGAGCTGTTGCTGATTCAAGGCAAGCTCACGAACGGAAATTTAGCGCAGGGCTACCTCGACATGAGGCACAGCCTGCGCCAGTGCAACCTCGACAAAGCCGCACTGCGTGAGTGGTCGGATTCACTATCAAAGGAAACTAAATGATTAAGTTCTCCCGGTCCGCCGCAAACACGTACTTGAGTATGGCGGACAACGCAGGAATGACGTACAGCGGCGACTTCTGCTTGGGCATTGTGATCAATGTCAACGGGGACGCCTCAGGCGATAATCCGCAGTACGTCGTATCAAATGCAGCATTTGGTGTGGCTAACTCATTTCAACTGATGCTGCAAAGTGCAGCTACGGCCACGAATCAAAGCAAGCTGCAGATTTACCTAGGTACGACTGTCGCCACTGCACCCAACATCAGCTCCGTCACTGCTTTCTCAGCCGGCGTACAGCGCTTAGTAGTGCTTCAACGTAGTGGCGCAACACTTACTATGCGGTCATGCCCTATCCTCGCAAGCGATCCGGCAGGTGCCAGCTCCGTAGTAGCAGAGGGCAGTGCCAATATGGGTACCGGTGATTATGACGGTAACGGCAACATGGTCATTGGCGGTCGCTCTGACTTAGCGGCTAATCGAATGTTAGACCATGCCTTGGGCCGGTATTTCTACATGACCGGCACATTGACGGACTTAGAGGTAGCAAAGCTCGCGTACGGTATGGAGATCACTGATCTCGGCAAGTCACCACTGCGGTACATCAAGATGGCAACTGCAGCAGATACAACTGACCGTGGGTCCCAGGCCAACACCGTGACCACAGGTGCAGGTACGCTCGCAACCGCGACAGAGCCTTCGTATGGCTACGCTGGCCCTGTTACACCCACTGTTCCTGTCATCACTGGCACGCCAAGCATTACCGGAACAGTGCAAGAAGGCAGCACGGTTTCGTACGTCCCCGGCGCAGTGAGTGGTAGCCCGTCGCCTACTACGACACAGCAATGGACACTAGACGGCGCAGATGTGGCAGGTGCTACCGGTGGCTCGTACACCCTCCCCGCAGGCTCGGCAGGCAAAGCCTTGCGGGTGCGGCAGACCGCTACGAATACCCAGGGCAATGTATCGAGCACCAGCTCGCCCAGTACTGTCCTAGCCGCGCCAGTGATCCCTCCGACGCCTGTTCCGGTCGGGACTGTGGACCGCATGACGCTGGCAAAGCATGCGCTGATCCGCGCTGAGCGGTCGCTGTATTCGTTCACCCTGACCATGAATCCATCGGTACTTGGTGAGACAAACGCTGTGCTCGCTGCCACTGATGCCATTGTAGCGGCAGGCACCCAATAAGGATTGACATGCAACTATCAACAACCAGCACGAGCACGCAAGCGCATGCAATCCGCGACAAGGCGGTGCAGGCGCAGCGAGCGATTGAACTGTACCTGGCTACCTGTGACCCCGCGCTACTGGCGCAGGCACAGGCGGCTCTGTACGCGTACGCAACCGCACTGAGCGTATCTGTCCCGGCATTCCTCGGTCAGATCGCACTCGGTACCTTCACGAACGACGGCACGGCAAACCGATACTTCGGCAGCCGGTCCTCACACATCATGCGCAAGCGCGGCGGCAGTAGTGGCCTGCGCCTGGTGTACTGCAACTGGCGACTGTCTGGCAACGCTGAGACAAACGCAGCGAGCACCGCCACGATCAAGTGCAGCGTGGAATACCCGGCAGGCACGTTCACGCCAGTCCTGTTCTCTGGGGCGCGTGTAGGCAGCATGGTGGCCGGGGCAAACCTGATCAGCGACCGGCTGAGCCTGTACATCCCAGATGGCGCTGTGTTCTGGGTACGGCAGTCCGGCGACTCGGGCGGCAATGCCCAGGTGTTCCAGTACCACACTCACAACAATGGTGAAACGTATCAGACATCGGCCTCGGCCCTGCCTGATTACGTAGACGGCGGCGGTGAGTGGACGGCCGCAACATCCGGCACGCAAGGCGCGATGTTCATGCCGCAAGCAATCATCGACATGACTACCACACCAGCCATTGGCGTGTACGGTAGCTCAACCCCGACCGGCCGTGGCGACACTGGCGCATTCGGGGCTGGCCTGCAGGGTACCCTGGCTCGGGCGTACGGCGCACAGTACCCGATCTTGAATGCCGCGCTGTCCGGTGACCAGCTCCAGAACTTCAGGACCAGCAACACCAAGCGCATGGCCCTGGCTTCGTACTGCTCGCATATCGTCTTGAGCAATGGTTCGAACGACGTGGTGTTTGCCGGCCGGACTGGCGCACAGGCATACGCAGACGCGCAGTTCGTCATCGCCTTGTTCACGGCGCTGGGTAAGAAGGTGGCGTTCACCACCATCACTCCGCGCACGAACAGCACTGACGGGTGGACTACCGTGGCGAACCAGACCGTAACTGCGAACGAGCAGAAGCGCCTGGACTTCAATGCCCTGGTGCAGGCTGGCGGCACTGGCGCTGTGGACATCATCGACATGGGTCCCTTCGTCGTCTCGCCAGGCACG